CTCTCACCAGTGGCGAGAGTTAGCAGAGGGCAGTATGACAAGAGCCTGCGTGGCTCGACCGTGAAAATGGGATACGGCTGCGGCGAATAAGTGCGCACCTTTTGGTATGACTTACCCCCATTTGCGCACCGTTTGGTCGGACTCTCACAAACCCGCAAACCGTTGATATCACAGCGTTTGCGGGTTTTCTTTATGTTTCCGCGGGGTGGTTCACAGGCGGTACGCCGGGGCAAGTTCTGCAAGGAGTGCGACGGCAAGCTCATCTGACCACGCCACCATCGTGCCCTCCATCGGGCCGCTGCTGCGGCTCGATTTTTTTATTGCTCCGAAAGGGAGGCTGCGTTTTTCGTCATGAACTTCCTGAAAAGGCAGGCCGCAAACTGCATCACGGGTCTCCGCATCGCCCTGTCCCTCCTGCTGCTCATTCCGAAGATCCGCACACCGTTCTTCGCGGCAGTCTATCTGCTCTGCGGCATCAGCGACATGGCAGACGGCCCTGTGGCGCGGAAAACCGGGACGGCGGGCTCCTTCGGTGACGCGCTGGACAGCATCGCCGACCTGTGCTTCCTCGGGGTATGTCTGTTCCGCTTTCTGCCGGAGATCCGACTTGCCCCGCCGATCCTGCTCTGGGCCGGCGGGATCGCCCTGCTCCGGCTGGGAAACCTCCTGTGGGGTCTCCGTCACCGGGGAAGGCCGATCATGCTCCACACCCGGGCCAACCGTATCACCGGGCTTCTGCTGTTTCTTTTCCCCCTGTCCCTTCCGCTGGCAGACCCGAACCTGACGGCAATTCCGCTCTGTGCGCTGGCGCTTTTCGCCGCGCTGCAGGAGGGGATTTGCCTCCGCCGGACGGTTTGAAGTGCCCCCTGTCTCCCCCGGCTATGCCATGATGTGGCGGGGTGGCATACTTAATTGCATAACCGCAGTCCCCTCTTTTCCGCCGAAAGCGCAGAAATCCGGTTGCTTTTTAAAAAAATCAGCGTATAATACTCTAGGAATATCAAAAATACATAGGAGTGAAACCAATGAAGAAACTGACCGTCAAAAAGGGCATCGAGTGCATGGCCTGCCTGTCCTGCGTTGCTGCCTGCTCCGGCGCTTATTTCAAGGCTCTTGATCCGGATAAGTCCTTTATCCAGATCCGCATGAAGGGCAGCGCCCCCGCTCCCTTCACCTGCATCCAGTGCGGCAAGTGCGCAAGAAACTGCCCCGAGAATGCCATCACCCAGAATGCCAAGGGCGTTTATATGATCAACAAGAAGCTGTGCAAGGCCTGCGGCAAGTGCGTCGAGGTCTGCCCCTTCCACCTGATCGTTCTCCCCGAGGGTGCGGAAAGCGCTTCCAAGTGCATCGCCTGCGGCCTCTGCGCCAAGAACTGCCCCATGGATATGCTGGAGGTCGTGGAGAGCTGATCATCTCCCTCCCCTTCCGCTCCGTCAGAACCGAGCCGAACTCCTTCGGCTCGGTTTTTTTGCGTCTTATGTATGAGATTTCATAGGAACGCTTCTGATAATATATCTGTTTTCATAATTTGTCAAGTAGAAATTATGATTTTTCATAAATTATATATTGACGTTTATTTGAAGTCGTGATATTCTTTAGACAACATTCGACAATATCCGACCGGAGGTGTGGAAACATGATCGGCAGCACATTGAAACAGCTTCTCGGCGAACGAAAAATGTCGGTCAACGAACTGGCGCGGCAGATCGATGTGCCGGTGCAGACGCTGTACAGCATTATCCGCAGAGACAACATGAAAATCGACTTTGACGTCCTTCTCCGCATCTGCGGCGTGATGGAGGTGCCCGTGGCCCGCTTCTGTTCCGGGGAGCGGGCTGCGGGAGAAAATCCGGATCCCGCCGAGTGGGCACTGCTGGGACGCTGGCGGGCGCTGGACGACCACGGCAGAGAGATGACGGAGCTTGTCATGGAGGGGGAGCTGGAGCGGCTGCGCCGGGAGCAGGAATCCGCGGAGACGAACTGCCGCATCATCCCCCTGTACCTGACCCCCGCCGCCGCCGGCTATGCCTCCCCCGCGCTGGGGGACGATTATGAGGATTACGCCGTTGCCGCCGACTGCGCCGCGGATTTTGCCGTCCGGATCGACGGCGACAGCATGGAGCCCCTCATCCGCGACGGAGGCGTGGTGCTGGTGCAGCGCAGCCCCATCGAAAACGGAGATGTGGGTATGTTCTTTATCGACGGGGACATGAAGTGCAAGCAGTACTGCCGTGATAACTTCGGCAACGTCTACCTCCTGTCCGTCAACCGGGCCCGGGCCGACGCGGACGTCACCGTCCCCGCCTCCTCCGGCCTGACCCTCTGCTGCTTCGGCAAGGTACTGCTGGAGCGCCGCCCGCCCCTGCCCGTATAAATATGGTTTCGGCCGTGCAGTCATCCGACTGCACGGCCTTTTTTTCATCGCTCCTCGATGCGGGTGATGCGCTTTTCGTGATCCTGCAGGATATCGTCCTGCGCCTGTTCCTTGTCCCAGAGTCTGGAGTGATCCTCCCGGTTCTTCTCCGCCATCTCCTTCAGCTCCCGCTCCAGCACCGCCACCGCGTCTGCCAGACGGGTCAGGGTACCGTTCAGCGTGATAAGGGGCTTCACAAAGGACACCACCAGCCCGGTGAGGGCCGCGATGACGGTGACCACCGTCCATTCGTTCACTTATGCCTCACCCCCGTAGCGCTCCAGCGCGTTCCAGTCCCGGATCTCCGCCTCCAGCGACGCCCATGAATCCAGCAGCGATTCCAGCTCCCCCCATGTCAGATAGACGAAGGCGTAAACCACCGCCAGATGACAGGGCAGGATCTGCTCGATGCGCCGCTGCAGCGCGGCAAAGTTTTCCGGAGTTCCCCGGTTGTAGGGAAAGGAGACCTTCACCGTCATGGGAACGGCGGTTTCCTCCACCCGGGCCCGGATGCCGCAGCCCGCCACGGTGTCGTTCAGGTCGGCGAGGGTAAAGGAGGCCCGGTCGATGCGCAGCAGGGCTGCGATGGCCCTTGCCCGGTCTGCGGGGGTAACGCCCGCCGGGACGAAGGGCAGCAGGGCTTCCCACGCGGAAAGCCCCCTGTCCTGCGCCGTGACCGGGTTGGATTCCCGCTCGGCGGTCTCCAGTGCCTGCCAGATGCCGGTGAGCTGGGCGCCCACGGCATTCAGCTCCGCGGCGGAAAGGCCGCTGTCCACATTATAGATCCCCAGCGGCCGCAGCAGCTCCTTCAGTTCCGTTGAATAATCCATGCTCCGCTCACACCGCCTCGCTGATGCTGACCGTTCCCAGCACGGGAAGGGTGCCCGTTGCCCCGGCGATGTCCGCCGCCGGCGCAGTGAGGGCGCAGTTGGTCACGCCGGGGACTCCCATCAGCAGGGCGATGAGCCCTGCGCGGTTCACCGGCCTGCCCAGCAGGGAACCGTTGAAGTATGCCGCCAGCGCCGCCTCCGCCGCTTCGCTCACTGCGGAAAAGGCCGTGTCCGCCGCCACGGTCAGGGCAGCGGTCACATTCACGGCAGCGGAGGTGGGCAGCAGCACCCGAAGATCGGTGCAGATCTCCCGCTCCGCGTTCAGCGCCGCCTGCACCTCCGCCTGTTTTCCGGCGGTGGGGATCCCGGCGGGGGTGGTGAAGTAGATGTCCACGGTGCCCACGCCCCGGTTTTTCGGCAAAACGGTTACCGCGGCCACGCCGCCGCACTCCAGCACCCTTGCCTCGTAGTAGGCGGCGTTGGCCCCGTTGGGCAGGGTGCGGTAGGTGTTCAGAATGCGCTGCCGCAGCGCCTCGTCCTCCTCCGCCTCGCAGCCTCCGGTGAAGGCGGCGGCATTGGTGACGCCCGTCACGCCGGTGGGCAGCAGCACGGGGAATCTGACCGTGCCTGCGGGCACGTTGCCCCCCGCTCCGGCGGAGACTGCCTCCGCCGCCACGGTGCAGGCGGTGGAGCCGGCCGCGATGGTGCCCGCCGCCGCAGTGACGAAGGCCACTCCCGCCGCGGTGCGGCACTCCGTGCCCTCGGGGATCTCAATGTCCTCGCTCCCCGGTGCGGTGCAGGAAAAGGTCAGGGTTCCCTGTGCCTTTTCCGCAGCCCTCCGGCTCAGCCCGCGCAGCGCGGCGTGATGCTCCAGCGAGGTGCCGCAGGCGGTCTGGGGAAAGCTCTGGCGGGCCACATAGTCCGCCTGCGCCTCCAGCGTGAAAATCTCCGCCGCCACGGCCCGCAGGCGCAGGGACATATCGCCCCCTTCGGTGACGACGGCGCCGCCGGCAGCCACGAAGGCCTCCGTCAGCGCGGTGTAAATTTCTTCTGTTGTTCTCATGCTTCCATCGGTCCTTTCAAACATTGAAACCTGCGGTGGCGGTGGTACTGCCGCAGCGCAGCGTCAGCTCCACGATGCCGCAGCCCTCCCCGCCCGGGGTATAGGACAGGGCCTCCAGCGTGACCTCCCGCTCCGACGCCAGCGCCTGCATGACGTGCTGTCGGGCGGCGGCGGCCCGCTGGGACGGCTTTGTGCTGCCCAGCGTATAAAGCCTGCTGCCGTACTCCGGATCCGCGGCGAAGCCGCCGCGCCGGGCCGCGATGCGCATCAGCGCCCGCTGGACAGCGGCCTCCTCCGGGTTCAGGGAGCGCAGAACGCCCCGCTCATCCGTCACATAGCTTCCGTCCTTCAGTTTCAGTTCCATCCTTCATTCTTCTCCTTCCGTGGGCAGGATCTCCCGTCCGTTGAGGAAGAGCCGGCCCGTAATATGAAGATCCCCGGTCAGGCGGACTTCCCCCTGCTGCAGCCCTGCGGGGGATTCCGCGGTGCCGAGGATGAAGCGCTCCCCGTCCCCGGTCTCCAGCTCCAGCACCGGGGTGCCCGCGGCGGGGTACCAGTGCAGCCCTGCGGGGGCGAGGACGGAAAGCTCCCGTTGCTCCCCCGCCAGCAGCACCGCCGTATTCTCTCCGGGCACGGTGACCTTACCCACCCCGGCTCTTGCCCCGGCGGCGCCGCCGCTGCGGGCGGTATGATTCGATAACCACATCGTTGCGTCCCTCCTTACTCTGATGTGGGACGGAGGGTCAGCTCCGTCCCCGCCCGGTCCTCCCGGGCAAAGCAGCGGCTTTCCTCCACGAGGAACGTCCCCCGGACTCCCAGCGGGGTCTGCTCCAGCACCAGCCGGTCCCCGGGGAAGGCGGCGAAGGGAACGGGCAGACACAGTCTGCAGAGATCCATGCCCCGCTGACTTTTTTCGATCCGGTAGGCCCCGGTGTGCCGCATGGCGTCGAAGGCGGTGTACCGGGGCACGTTCACCACCCGGATGCTCTGCCCGCCCAGCGCCTGAAACGCCTCATTATCCACCCGCACCTGGGAGCGGGCGGCCCTGTTTTTCACGATCACGGAGGAAATGACGCCGTAGCGCTCCCGGGTGAAGCGCTGGGCGGTGACCGGGGTATCTGCCCCCACCCGGAGGATCTTTCCGGTCTCCGCCCCGTCCAGCACCAGCGTGCCCTCCGGGGTGAATCTGGGCCGCAGCCCGAGGCAGAATTCCGCGAAACGGTTCAGAACGCTCCAGTGGCTCTCCCCGGAGGAAACCGAAAGGCTCGCCCTGTTCCCGGCGTTGGCGGGGAGCCGGATATCCGTCACCCCCAGCGGCCGGACGTGGCGGTTCAGAATGAATTCCGTGTCCGCCCCGTAGTAATCGCCGCTCTCCGCCTGGGAATCCAACAGCAGCGCCTGCATTCCCCGGCCGTTCAGCCGGGCGGTGCAGCCGGACGCCTCCGCGTTCAGTTCGATCTCGTCCACCACGCCCCGGAAAACGGTTTTTCCGTCCTCCGACGCCGCAAAGCGGCAGCCCAGCTTCAGAGTCTCCAGCATCTCCGGCGCATAGAGGAACTCCGCCTCGAAGCTGTCGCAGGGGTCGCAGAAGCCGTAGGAGATCTCCCAGCGCAGCAGCGCGGGCAGGATGACCCCCGCCCCCGCCGCATCGTACAGTCTGACTTCCATGGCGCTCACCCCACTCTGATCCGGTCGCCCACGCACAGGACGTTGGGATTTTTGATCTGGGGATTCATGGCCAGCAGCGCCGGAAGGGTCAGGCCGTGGTCTGCGGCCACGCGCCACAGCACCTCCCCGGCCACGGCGGTGTGGTATACGGGATCGCTCCCGGCCGCGCCGCCGGAACCGGACACCGGCTCCAGCGTTTTCCGGTAGCCGTCATGGCTCTCCCAGAACTCAAAGCTGTAGCTGACGTAGTCCTCCGTGGGCTCCTGATTCAGCCGCAGGGACACGAAATAGGCCTGTGTCGTGTCCCACAGGGGATGCACCAGCACCCCCGGTCCCGGCTCATAAAACACCAGCGCCAGCTTGCGGAACTCCTCATAGGCGCCCTCCCCCACAAATTCTCCGGTGCCCCGGAGGACCCGGTGGCGTCGGCCCATGCTCTCCAGCAGATAGGTGCCGTAAGGCACCCGATAGGCCGCCACATCCCGCTGAAAGCTGATCTCATAGCTCCGGGGGTTGTGGGGCCAGACATAATCCTTGTACCGCATGGCGGATAGCTTCAATCAGATCTCTCCTTCCTCTGCAAAGCATTTGTCGTACCGTCGGCTGTCCCGGCGGAAGAAGCGGTCGATGTCCTCCATGGCGCCGGCCTGGGCCCGCAGCGGCGACTGCGCCGTCCCGGGCAGCGGGTCATCCGCCTGCCCCCCCTGCAGGAAGGTCCGTCCGCTCCCGGCGGGGGGAACGGCGGATAATTCCGCCGTCCCGCCATGCACTTCCTTCGGTGCCGCCGTCGCCTCCCGCTCCGTCCCGGCACGCAGGGCTTTCTCCGCTGCCATGCCCGGGACGGGGATGCTTCCGCCGAAAGCCTCCGAAAACGGCTCCGCCGATCCCGTCCGAAGCGTTTCCGTGCCGGTTTCCGAGAGACTCTGCCGCACCCCGCCGGAGGCGGTAGCCGCCTGCTCCAGCAGGGACAGCAGCTCCGCCGCCCGGCGCTGAAGGTTCTGCCGTTGGTTTGTCATGTGCCGCTCCCTCCTGCCAGCGCCTCATAGCGCCGCATATCGAAATTTGGGTTTGTCCCGGTCTGCGCCCCGGCATCCTTGCCGCCGTCAAGGATGAGCTGACAGGCGAAGCGCATGGCGGCTCTCCGGCCCAGAAGTCTGCCCCGCAGGGAGGCGGGGCAGATGCCCAGCCGCTGCAGGACGACCCAGCGGAGGCGGCCCGCCGCATCGTCGGCGCAGCGGGTCAGCATCCTGCGGGCATTCATGCCCCGGTCTCCACCCGGTGGGCGGCGATGAGGGTGATCTTCTCCGCCACCAGATCGCCCACCTCGCCGCTTTCCGCGATCTGGCTCCAGTTGCAGCCGGTGTAGACCACCCGCTTCCCGGGCTTCACGATGACCAGCGAGAAGTCCTGCAGGTCGTGGAAGCCGATGCCGTCGGAGATGGCTCCCTCCGTCACATAAAGTCTGGTCAGCTCCAGCGTGTAGGTGGGCTGGCCTGCAATGGTGGCCACGGGTTCCGGCTCGCCGAAGGCCTCCACGCTGCGCTCGCTCTTTTTTGCCAGCGCCTTATAGCTCTGCACCACGGCCACCTTTTTCCCGTTGCATTCGAGATAAATGTCGCCGGAGGCAGGCAAAACAGAATTGCTCATAACTCGATCTCCTCCCTTGGTCAGACGGTGATGTGGGCCGTCAGCTCAATGACATTGAGCCCGTGGGCCACGGTGAAATGAAAGCTGACCGCGCAGACGGTAGGGTCGGCGGTGTCCGCTGCCGCAATCACGTTTTCGTAGCCTTCGATGATCTCCCTGCGGAGATATTCCTCCAGCTCGATGATGACCCGGGTGCGGATGGCGTCCCTCGTGCGGGCATTGTTCTTTACCCGGGCAAAGGCGGCCCGGAGGCTGTCCCGGATCCCGGGCAGAACCGTGTCCACGATGAGGACGGTGTTCACCTCGCGCCATGTGGTGTCCGCCGCGCCGCCGGTGAGGGTTCTGGTGGTGACGCCCCGGATGACGGAGATCTGTCCTCCCAGCGTCTCCAGCGGCAGTACGCCGCCCTCGATCAGCAGGGTCAGATCGGCATCGGAGAAATTCGCGCCGATGTCGCCGATGCCCTTCAGCACCGCGCCGTTCAGGGGCAGGGCCGGGTCCTCCGCCCCCGCCATGGCGCCGCAGACCGCCGCGGCCGCCGCGCCGACGGTGCCGGCGGTGCAGTGATGGGACAGCAGCACCATGCGCTCGCTGTTCAGCGCCAGCGCGTCCGCCGCCAGAGCGGCGCGGGTGCTGTCCCCGCTCTCCGCCACGCCGATGCGGTAGCGGCTCTTTTCGTTGCCGCCGGCGATGGCGGTCTTGAGCTTGCCGTGGACGGCGGCGTCCCGGCTGTCGCAGACCATGAAGCGGATCTCCGGCACCGCCATAAGTGCGGCGAAGGCGGTGTCGTAGTCGCCGGCCGACACGGGGCAGCAGTAAACCGCGGGGGCGCCGTTTTCCAGAAGGGTCTTTACCAGCGAGGGCAGATTGCCCCCGCCGAAGGCGGTCACCGCCTCGGCGTAGCTTGTGACGGCGGTGACGGTGCCCGCCGTACCGGTGGTCGCCGAAGCGGCAAGTCCCACGGGACTGCCGCCGCTTCTGCCCCGGAGTCCGCCCTCCACCTCATAGGAGGTGTAGACGCCGGGTCTCACATGTGTACTCATGATTCAGGTTCTCCTCTCAATACAAAATCCGTGAAGGTGGTCTCCCCTGCGCCGCTGTTCTCCCGCAGGAGCAGCACGCAGCATTCCGCTGCCGCCTTCAGATGGAAGCACCCGGCTGCCGGGGCCGGCTCCGGGGTGCCGCAGGACAGCCCCGTGATGCCGAAGGTGCCCGCCCCGTCCAGCGCCTCCGCCGCGCTGTCGAAGGCGGCAAGGCAGCTCATGGCGGCGTTGCTCTCGGTCAGAGGGGCGTAAATGTCCAGCCGCAGGGTGAGATCGCAGCGCATCCCGTATATCTCCCGGCTGTCCTGCCCGGGAACGGGCCGAAGCCCCAGATACCGGTCAAAGCCCCCGTCCCGGCGGCGGACGTTCTCTGCGCCCACCATCACGGACACGCCGGTTCCCGGCGGCGTTTGGGGGTAAAAGGGCCCTGCGGTGAGCCCCGCCGCCGCCAGCACATCGACGGCGGCGGTAATGACGCTGTCAAGCACTCTCCGCCGCCCCCCTTCTCACCAGAATGCCCTCCATGTGGCTGCCGCAGTTTTCCCGCCGCAGCATCCGGAACACGGTGCCGTCCGCCGTGACGGTGACGGTGCCGGTGAGGGTCATGGGCTCCATGAGGATCAGCCAGCGGCCGGTATCCGCGAGGCCCCCGGGGGTGATTTTCGGGGCCTCGGGCTTCGACAGGCTGACCGGCTGCAGAAAGGCCCGGACCACATGGTTCCCGCCCCCGTCGGTGACGGTCACGGAGCGGGCAAAGCGGGAGGAAAAAATGCCGGTCATCCCCGCACCCCCACAAAGCCGAAGCCCCGGTCGGCCAGCTTGTCCGCCAGCATCCGCTCCGCCTCGGCCCGGAGCTTTTCCGCGGCGTTTTCCCCGTATTTCAGGGAAAGGTTTCCCGCCTGATAGTTCAGAAGCGGCCCGGGATCCTTGGCGGCGCAGTACATGGAGAGGGCGAGAACGCCCGCTGCGGTCACGTAGACGCTGCCCAGATCCTGCAGGGTGATCCCCTCCCGCAGCCGGGACTCGATCTCCGCCGCGGCCGCGTCGCACATGGCGGAGAGCACGGTGGAATCCGCGCCCTCCCCCGCCAGATGTTCCGCAAAGGACAGGATGGAAGTCCCGGGGGTGGTATTTTCGTTCATGTCTCTGCTCCTTTCGGGAAGGCTCCTGTCTGCATCAGGGGATCAGACGCGGAGCTTTCTGCTGGCTTCGGTGTACAGCTTGGCGAAGCCGGAGATGCTGGTGATGGCGGCGCGCTCCAACTGGCGGTCGATGAGTCGGTCATATTCCACAGTGATGTCGCCGGCGGTAATGCGCTCCAGCGCATAGTTCTTGTCCAGGCCGATGGCGGTGCCGCTGGACAGGGCGCCGGTGCGGATCAGTCTGGCCCCCAGCGGATTCAGCAGCTCGCCGGTGCCCTGGAAGTTCAGACCGGTGAGGGGATTCTGGAACTCGCTGCACTTGAGGATCTTCAGCATGACGTCGGGTGCCACCAGCAGGGTGTTCATGGTGTAGGG